CATCCGCAGGCTCATCCCGTGGTTCGAGGGTGGCCGCATGTGGCTGCCTCAGCAGCTCAACTACACCGACGTGCAGGGCAACCCGCACGACCTGATCCAGGAGCTGCTGGAGGTCGAGTACGCCACCTTCCCGGTGGGTCGATTCGACGACGGCATGGACTGCCTGGCGCGCATCGACGAGCCTTCGCTGACTCTGCCGTGGCCGGACGAAGAGGAAGAGTGGGAAGTGCCCCGAGGCGCTGAGGCTGCGTGGCAGGTCCTGGACGAAGTGACCGGCTACTAAAGGATCACCATGGACCCCAAAGATCTACCGCCCGAAGTCGCCTACATGGTCGGCGACGAGGTGCTGAGCAAGGAAGAGTTCGACAACCGCCAGAAGGGCGAGATCGAGCGCCTGTACGCCGTCTTCGCCAAGATGCGCGACCAGTGGGTGCAGTCACGCGCCACCAACACCGACGTCGAGAAGCGCTGGCGCAAGAACGCCCAGCTCTACTTCGGCGAGCACACCAACAGCACCGGCGAGTTCGAGAACACCCTGCGCAACGGACCTCCCGCGCGCAAGGCGCAGGACGGCACTCGCTCGAGGGTCGTGATCAACATCGTGCGCCCGAAGGTCGACCAGGCTGTCGCGCGCATGTGCGAGATCCTGTTCCCCGTGGACGATCGCAACTGGGGCATCCGTCCCACGCCGATGCCTGAGCTGGCCGACATGATGGGCAGCAACGCCCAGACCGTCGACCCGGCCACCGGCCAGCCCACCGGCTTCACCGCCAACGATGAGGCCAACGCCATCATGGAGGCTGCCAAGCAGGCGGCCGAGGCCATGGAGCGCTCGATCGACGACAGCCTGACCGAGTCCAAGTACAACGGCGAGAGCCGCAAGGGCATCGAGGATGCTGTGCGCCTGGGCACGATGGTGCTGTACGGCCCGTTCCCAGCCCGTCAGACCAGCAAGGTCTGGCTGCCGCAGGCTGGCGGCACGCAGCAACTGCAGATCAACGAGTCGATCGTCCCGGCCAGCATGCGCATGGACCCGTGGGACTGCTTCTTCGACCCGAGCTGCGGCAACGACCACCAGGCTGGCCGCGGGTTCTTCATGCGCCGCATGGTCACCCGCAAGCAACTGCGCCAGCTCGTGGGCCTGCCAGGCTACGACGAGGACGCCATCCGCGAGGTGCTGCGCTCGCCGCCGCAGAAGCTGCGCGTGGCCGAGGGCCGGATCATCCGCGACATGATCAACGAGGACGCCTACGAGATGTGGACGTACCACGGCGAGATCGAGCCCGAAGAGATGGAGATGCTCTCCAGCCGCACGGGCGACCCGCTGACCGACGTGGACTTCGGCGTGCTCGTGATCGTCAACGACAAGGTCGTGGGCGCCATGGAGTCGTGGGTCGTGGACCGCACGCTGCCTGTGGACGTCTACTGCTGGCGCAAAGCCGACGACAGCCCGTTCGGCTACGGCCTGCCCGACGAGCTCGAGCACCAGCAGCGCGTGGTCAACAGCGCCTGGCGCCAGGTGATGGACAACGGCCGCACCTCGCTGGGCGGACAGATCGTCATCAAGAAGGGCATGGTGATCCCGCAGAACGGCAGCTACGAGATCACGCCCAACAAGATTTGGCTGGCCAAGGACGAGCTCGACGACGTGCGTGGCGCCATGACGGTGTTCGAATTCAACTCGCACCTGCAGGAGCTGCTGGCCATTGCGCAGGCTGCCATGCAGTTCGCCGACACCGAGTCCAGCATGCCGCAGATCATGGGCGGCGAGCAGGGCAGTGCGCCCGAAACCGTCGGCGGCATGGTCATGCTGTACAACAACGCCAACGCCGTGCTGCGCCAGCGCGTGAAGCTGTACGACGACACGATCACCAGGCCGCACATCGGTCGGTACTACGACTGGAAGATGGCCAACGATCCAGACCCGGCCATCAAGGGCGACTACGAGATCGACGCACGCGGATCCACCGCGCTGATCGAGCGCGACATCCAGAACCAGGCGCTGCTGAACCTGGCCAACATCACGAACAACCCTCGCTACATCCCGCACCTCAAGGAGCGCGAGGAGCTCAAGGCCATCCTCAAGGCGTTCAAGGTCAACCCCGAGGAGCTGCTCAAGCCCGAGGACCAGGTGCAGCAGGAGATGCAGGCGCAGGCCCAGCAGGGCGCGCCGGCCGATCCTCGCATCGAGGCTGCCAAGATCAAGGCCGAGGTCGACATGGCCAAGATCGCGGACAACAAGGAGGTCCGCGCCCAGCAGGCCCAGCAGACCGAGTACAACCGCCAGCGCGAGCAGGCCGAGTACGAGATCGCGATGACCGAGGCCGGCATCGAGCGCGACCTGGCGCTGACCAAGCTCGGCCAGGACGCCCAGCTCACTCGCGAGCAGATTGCTGCGAAGGAGCGCCTCGAGGCACTGAAGATCGACAACGAGCGTCAGATCTTCAACGCGGAGGCTGCGCTGCGTGTCAACACCGGCGCTGGCATCTGAGGTATCACAATGGCAATACTGGACATCACCGAGTACCAGGAGCTGACGGCTGCCGGCCGTGGGCATCTGGTGCCTGCTGGCCAGGAGCCTGCGCTGGTGAACCAGCAGGTTGTGATCGGTGGCACGTCAGCCCAGTCGGGCGCGTTCTCCGACACGACCCGTTTCGTTCGTCTCCACGCCGATGTGGCATGCCGCGTCGCCATCGGCGCAAACCCCACGGCTGCCTCCACGTCGATGCGAATCGGCGCCGGCGGCACCGAGTACCTGGGCGTTCGCCCCGGCCTGAAGATCGCGGTCATTTCCACTACCTAACGGAGCTCTCATGAACATCAACATCACCCCTTCGGCCGTGGCGGTTGACACTGCGGCAAACCTCCTGGCCTTCCTTGAGATGGCCAAGGACCCAAGCAAGCTGAAAGCTGTGCTCGACCAGATCAAGTCTGCGCAGGATGCGGCGGCCGCTGAGGCTGCAGCAGCTCGCGAGGCGAAGGCCGAGGCCGACGCTACCAACTCGGTGGCGCAGCTTGCTGCGGCTGATGCCAACGCTGCGCTGGCCAAGGCTCGCGAGGAGTCTGCACGCGCTGCCCAGGCGTCTGCCGACGCCGACGCCGTGCGCGCTGCGGCAAAGGTCGAGCGCGAGAAGTTCGACAACTGGATGGCCAAAGAGCGCGAGGCGCTGGCCAATGCCAAGGCCAAGGTCGAGTCCGATGCTGCGGCCAACGTCAAGCGCTCTGCCGAGGCCGACATGCGCGAGGCTCAGGCCGACAGCGAGCTGGCCAGCGCCCGCAACCTGCAGGCTGCTGCCGAGAAGCTGCGCGTCGAGTACGAGCAGAAGATCGCCGCCCTCAAGTCCATGATCTAAGGAGTCAACCATGGCCAATGCAATCTACCCCCTCTACAAGCAGTCCCTGCTTGATGGCGACACCAACATCGACCTCAATGACCTGACGGTCAAAGTCGCACTGGTGGACACCGGCACCTACACCTACAGTGCTGCGCACCAGTTCCTCACCTCGCTGTCTGGCGTGGTGGGCACCGCTCAGACCATTGCCAACACCACGGTGACCAACGGCCTGTTCGACGGCGACAACGTGACCTACTCCGCGGTGACCGGCAACAGCGCCGAGGCGCTGGTGATCTACATCGACACGGGCACCGCGGGCACCTCGCGCTTGGTGGCCTACATCGACACGGGTGTCACGGGTCTGCCTGTGACCCCCAACGGCGGAGACATTTCAATTACCTGGAATGCGTCTGGGATCTTCCAGCTCTGACGCAGGGGTAACCCATGACGATCGTCACCAGAGCCGGCAAGGGCTCAGCTCTCACATGGACTGAGCTCGACGGCAACTTCACCGACCTGGCCGGGCGCACCAATGAGGCTTGGCAGATGGACGGGCTTGAGCCCACGCTGCGCGATGGCGTGGGCAACCCGGCCCAGCTTGTGGACTTCAAGGGCGGTACGTTCGTTCTCAGTTTTTCTGGGACGGCGATGGAAGAGGCGTTCTTGAACTGGGACGTACCGCTGGAGTGGGCAACGGGAACAGACATCTACGCTGCCATCCACTGGTCGCCCGGGGCCAGCACCGCCTCAGGCAACGTGCGCTGGGGGTTCGAGTTCACGACGGCGGCCATTGATGGCGTGTTCGGTGACACCCAGTTTTTCTACGTCTCTGCTCCTTCCGGCGGCGTGGCGTGGGCGCACAAGCAGGCGGTGAGCGCTCCCTACCCAGGATCTGCTGCCGCCCCGAACCAGCGCTTCCTTATCCGGTTTTTCCGAGATGCGACCAACGGCGCAGACACGTTCCCAGATGTTGCGTACCTGGTCGGCGTCGACTTCTACTACCGGGTCAGCAAGTTCGGCACACCGTCGTACACGCCGCCGTTCACATAAAGGTGCCTCATGGCTCGATACGCCAAGCCCTGCACCGACGACGACTACTTCGACATCTTCATCGCCATACGCGATGACTTGAATGCTCGCGGGTACGAGGTGTTGTCGGGGGAGTATGGCGCCGGGGTGCTGGATATCGGGACCGATCAACCGCTGCCACAGGACGTGATGGACCTGTGGGGACTGACTGAGGTGCCCTGATGGCTATTCAGTACGTCGGCGGTAATACCGCAACCAAAGCCGGAGCAACTTCCGGCAACAGCACGATCAGCCTGACAGCGCTGACAGGCGGCATTGCCGCATCTGCCGCTGCTGGCGACATCGTTATTGCGGTCTTTGCGACAGGCTCTGCGGCTGACAGAACGCTGGTTATCCAAGACCCCAGCGCGGTTGCCTACACGCTGATTGCCACGGAGCTTTACTCTAACGGCACGACGTACGACAGCAATCTGCGGGTCGCATATAAGCGCTTAACTGCTGCTGACGCGACGGTAACTTTTGGCCCCACGCTCAACGCACAAGACGCTGGCGCGATGGCCGTGCATGTCTGGCGCGGCGTTGACAGTACCACCCCGCTTGATGTTGCTGCGACCACAGCCACAGGTACAGGCACTGGCAGACCTAATCCTCCCGCCATAACTCCGACAACAGCGGGCTCGGAGATTATTGTTGCTGGCGGCGCTGCCGCAGGTACGGGCGCGGTCTTTGTTGGAACTGGTCTTGCCAACTTCAGAACCGCGACCAGCGTCGATACCAACGACGCGATGGTCGGCATTGGCTCGTTCGACTGGGTATCTGGCCCATACGACCCAGCGGCTTGGACGGGCGGCACGGCCAACGCGGCGGACTCTTGGACCGCGCTGACGTTGGCTTTGCGTCAGGCCGCGACGCAGACGCTGACGCCTGCGCTGTTCACAAACACGCAGACGTTCTTCAGCCCGGACGTCACGCAAAGCGGTGCAGCGCAGACGCTCACGCCGAGCCTGTACACCAACACGCAGACGTTCCACAACCCGACGGTGTCGGTTGGTGCGGTCACGCTGGCTCCTGCGCTGTACACGAACGACCAGACGTTCTTCAGCGCAGACGTCACGCAGGCGGGTGGCGCGCAGGCTCTGACGCCGTCGCTGTACACGAACACGCAGACCTTCTTCAGCCCGACGGCGGCTGCCACCTACGCGCTGACCCCGGCGCTGTACAGCAACGCGCAGGCGTTCTTCTCGCCCACTGTCACGGCCACCAGGACGCTGACGCCTGCGCTCTACACGAACACGCAGTCATTCTTCGCGCCGACCGTCACGGCCAGCATCACGCTGCAGCCGGCGCTGTACACCAACGGTCAGACGTTCTACGGGCCAACGGTTGCGGCTACCTACGCGCTGACGCCTGGCCTGTACAGCAACGACCAGACGTTCTTCGCCCCCGCGGTCACCACCAGCGTCACGCTGACGCCTGCGAAGTACGACAACACGCAGACCTTCTACGCGGCCTCCATCTCGCAAGGCGGTGGCCCGCAGCCGCTGCTGCCTGACCTGTACACCAACGACCAGGTCTTCTACGCCGCAACGGTAGGGCGCGGCACCGTCACGCTGCAGCCCTCTCTGGTCACGAACAGTCAGACCTTCTACGCTCCGGCGGTCGCTGCCACTTACGCGCTGGCGCCGAGCCTTGTCACCAACGCACAGACGTTCTACGCGCCGACAGTCGGCCGCGGGACTGTCACGTTGCAGCCTGGCCTGTTCACCAACAGCCAGACCTTCTATGGCCCGACGATTGGCCGCGGCGCTGTCACGCTGCAGCCGAGCCTGCTTGTAAACGACCAGACTTTCTACAGCCCGACGGTGGGCCGTGGTGCGATCACACTTCAGCCGGGCCTGGTCACCAACGCGCAGACGTTCTACGGCGCCACGGTCACACCCGGCACGGTCACGCTGCTGCCGCAGGGCTACGTCGACGACGGCTATGTAGACGTCGGCTACGTCGGGCCGAACACGTTCAGCACGCAGGTCTTCTACGCGCCGACGGTTACACGCATCGTCGCCCCGTCGCTGGTCACCAACACCAGCATCTTCTACAGCCCGTCGGTAGAGTTCGACACCTACGTCATCACCAAGGCCCAGGCGCGCAACCTGTACCGCGTGTGGCTGCTGCAGGGCCTGGCGCCGCAGCCGCTGACCGTCGGACCAAGTTCACGCTCTGCGGGCGGCGTGAGCCAGACCATCACGCAGGTCGACGACACGGTGACCGTCTCCACGACCGCCTCGCCCACTGCGGTAGGCGCTGACCCGGGCACGATGATCGACGAGATCGCTCTGCTGCACGGCCTGGGCTCTGACCTCGTGGTCACACCCCTGGCGCGCAGCGCAGGCGCCATCAGCCAGACGATGGCGACCGTCGGCTCAACGACCACGGTGACGAGAGTCTGATGCTGAACCCGTTCGCCATCGCAGTGCAGGGGATCGGCTTGACGCCTCTTGTGGTGGCCGTGCAGGGCATCTCCACCGCGGCCGCGCCGGGTGCCGGCAGCGTGCAGTCGGGCGGCTTCATTGTGAGCCTGGGCAGGATGATGTCGCGATGACTCTTGCCCCCGGTATTTCAATGCTGTATATTTCGGCCCGGGTCAGTGTCTTCACGGTCGCTGGCCTTGCCATAGGAAATCTCTTTTACGGCGCCCCGCAACGGGCGCCGTTTTTTCTTTGGAGCTTTGATTGCTGAAGGTCGAAGACTTCCGCAGCACGACGTGGAAGCGGCTGACGCAGACCTTGGAGGAAAGACT